TATGGTTCTTCCGCATCATGTGAGTGTAGCGGGAGGCCGTCAGGAGGTCGGAAGCCCCGTAAGAAACAACGAAGTCCTCTGCCGGTACAAAGTGAGAGCAGACACGCCCCATATTCGGGTCGAAGTAAACTTTCTTGAAGGAGGAACCGGCCATAGGCAGCGAAAACAGCATCCGTTCCGTTTCCGGCCTGAACTCCGTCATCTTCTCAGTCAGCAGATAATTCATATGCTGCTGGATGCGAAGCGCCTGCTCTTCCTTTTCGTCAGTAACATCGCCGATGATCTTGGTCTTCACGGGACCGGAAGCAGGAAACATTTCCATGATTGCCTGAGACTGGAACCTAACAACAGCTTCCGTGAGGATCGGGTGGTAGACACCACACGCCCCCGGCCATGGGGTTGTCCTGTCGTCGGTCTTCAGACCGAGAAGATCAAGTCCCTTAGTGTAGGCGCGTGCCCAGTCAGACCGGGAATTACGGTCTCCCTCGAACTCCCCGTTTAGCTGGGAAGCCAGACGGAGCAGGACGCTATCCTCCATATGCTCCGCGAGATTAGAGTCGAAATCTCCACCTCCGCCATCCTTCTCCGCCGTGGGGTCGAAGTCGATGACAACACCGCCATCCTCGGTGGCAATGGAAATCGCTTCCGGATTGACAACGGCAATCTCGACCGCAGATTCCCCTGCATCCACATCCAGCCCACGAAGCTCTTCCTCTGTGATCGTACTGTCAGTACGGGTCGGAGCCTGAGCGATGCTCTTGTCAATCGCCATAAACTAGACTTTCTTGATCGTGGAGACCCAGTCGGCTGGCGGCTTCTGCGCGGTATCGGTGATCTGATCCGCGAAAGCGTAATACTTCGTTCCCTTGGTCGCGGCACCTGTCCCTTTTATGGGTATCAGCTTGCGGGGGACTTCCTCACCTATGGTGCGACTGATCGCTCTTGGCTTGTGCATATGCGTCTCCTAGTAATATTCCGCCCTCTGCATGGGCATTTCCTGATCTTCATAGTCAGAGGCAACCCTGATAAACCCACCTTGCCGGAACCGCAGTAATGCCTGTGTGCTGCTGTCAACAAGGTCATCATGCTGACCAACAGGGAATGCCGAGAACTCCTCAATGACTTCTTCAGCCCAGTTCTTCTTCGGAGCCCAGACAATGCCGGAAGCAAACAGATCGCTGACGGCGTTCACCCTTGCAATCTTGTCGTTCCCTCTGGACGGCGTGAAGTCACTAACGGGAATGCCCATCTGCCTCAACTCAAAGATCAGTGGTGATCCAGCCGCCTTTGCTTCCACAATACAGGCATCCGGCTCCCACTGGTTATAGGCTTTCTGGGCTACCTTCTTCAGTTCCGGAAACTCCATCCTGTCCTTGAAGGCATCCAGCAAGATGATGTTCGCGGCATCCTTACCTTCATCATCCGGATGATAGAAAACTCCCCATGTGGTGCAAGCCGAATAATCGGAACGCTGCGTCTTCAGGAAAGCGGTGTCCCACGACTGGATAATAAACTCACAGGACGGCGGTTTGTCTCTTTCCCATACACGCCACCAGTCCTTTTTGACCATGGCCTGCTCTTCCGCAGTCGGGTCCTGCTGATACTGGGCGGACCACTTGGCGGCTGGCAGTTCGGCCTTCAGCCTTTCTAGTTCATCCTTCGACCAGTATTCCGGCCACAGGGAATTGCCTGATGGCAATATGGCCGGAAGCTGGATCACCTCCCACTCATCCGATCCGTCTCTCTGATGGGAGGACCTCAACAGTTGACCGGTCAAATCACGTTGGTGCCAGCGGGTCATCACCACAACGATGGAGCCACCGGGTTGGAGACGTTGTCGCGGGCCAGACGTATACCACTCGTAAACAGGATCGAAGACCGCCGGATCAAGAGACCTTGCCTCCTGTTCACTGTGCGGGTCGTCAATGATCAGAAGATCGGCACCCTTACCGGTCACCGCTCCCCCGACGCCGATGGCGAAATACTCACCCTCCTCGTTGGTGTTCCACCGGCCTGCGGCCTTACTGTCCTGACGCAGCTTCACCCCCGGAAAGGCCGATTGAAAATCTTCCCTGCCCACAAGGTTCCTCACCTTCCGGCCAAACCCGACTGCGAGTTCAGCCGTATGGGCAGTCTGGATAACTTTCTTCGACGGGTCCCTGCCGATGAACCAAGCTGGCAGGAGATAGCTGGCAAACTCAGACTTGGTATGACGCGGCGGCATATTGACAATAAGCCGCTTCAACTTCCCATTGACGACACGCTCAAAGGCGTCGGACATGATCTTGTGATGAGAGCCTTCGATAAAGGCGGGCCACATACTCTTTACGAATGGCAGGAAATTCTTCGCCATTCTTTCGCGGGTCGTCGCTTCCTCAAGACGCTCAAGCAGGGAGAGAATCTCCCTCTGCTCTTCGTAAGGAAGTGCCACCGCTTTCTGGATATAGGCGTCAAGCTGTGGGTCAGATGTCGCCAAAAGAGGGACCTCCGCACCAAATATGGTATACGATTCCGCGCTTATACCATAATGTTACCATTGACAATGACGTGTCAATATTAACTAACCAATTCTTACTTCTGAAATCCCAGACAGAATCAGGATCAACGCCCCCTCCCGGCCATGCCCAAAGATAAACCCAACAACCTCTGGCGGCACTGTCCCTGGTGCGGGCGCGTAACCCACGTCATCTGGTCGGGCGACGGGACCGGAACCTGCGGTTCCTGCCGCAGAGAGATGTACCCACCGTTGCCCCCCGCGCCCAAGACCGTACCGGACAACGAAAAGGACGAATGAGGCCCATATCATCTCATCATGCTTGAGGGCCAGCCCACCGGTTGACTACGGCGGACAACCGCTCGAAAGACGAAAAATCGAACTTGGGATACAAGTCCGCCTTCTTTGACCAGACCTCGTACCGGCAGATATGTGCGCACGGCTCTTCCCATATAGCCACTGCCAGCGCCCTGTCGGGGGAGCCACCTTTCCCCAGATAGTCCTCCCTCCAGTCCATCATCGCAAACCTGCTGGGACGGTATCTCTGGAACTGTGTGTGCCCTCTCTTGCAGGCCCACAGCCGTTCCGAGCAGACCAGCGCCATCGAGAACACGCCGATGGTAAAGGCATGATCAATAAACTCCCTGATCCTTGAAAAGGGAGGATTGGTCATCAGGATCGGCGACATCGGCGTGTCGTATTCAAAGAAGTCCTGCCCCGTAGAGATATCCGTCTCTATAGCCTCAACGCCATGGGAGCGGATCGCCTTCCCGATCCTGCCATCCCCCGCACACGGGTCCCACACGGGGATCGGCGGCCTGATATTCCCCATCTTTATGGCGTTGATCTGAACATCGAGGAACTCCTGAGTCATCCTCTCCACAATGCTCTGCGGGGTCGGATAGAAATCATTCTTCTTTCTTGCCAAAGCTCTCGTCTCCTGTGCCATGCCTCACCGGTGGGTTTATGCGAGGGGGTTTTCGTGTTGATCCCGTGTATCCCGTAGGGCGGACTTCTCCGGAAGACAGATCGACCGTGCATGACCGACGTGCCTGATCAGAAAGCCCCTCTTGCACAGCGAATCTACGAGGCGGTATGCCCCCGACCTGCTTTTTACGCCAAGGCCATCGGATATTTCCTGATAGCTCGGCCCGTATCCGTTCCTCTCCCAGAACTGCGAGATGAAATCAAGACACTGCTTTTGACGCTTCGTCATTCTTCTTCTTCTCCTCCTCCAGTTCCTCGGGGGTCTTTGAAAAGAGGTTGATATTCCCTGAGATCGTGGTTCTTTCCCCGTCTGCGACGAATGGATAGACCGTGTGGTTGAGCCAATGCGGGAAAATGACGAATTTCCCCGGTTCCGGTACGATATCCAGCACTTTCGGCGGCCTGAACTGCATGGGTCCGCGCTGTGCGAAGGGGCCGTTGAAGAATTTGATGCAGCCGTCCAGATATCCGGATGAATTGAACAGGCTACTGGCCTTCTCGTTGCGCATATTCTCCGGAACCCGTGTCCAGAACACGAATGACATCCCCGCTTCGGTGTCACTGCCATGGTCGTGCATGGGATTGTAATCCCCGGAGAACATATGTACCGACCACAGGTCTTTGCAGTGCGCCCCCACCCACGGAACTTCCTCGGAAAGGGCGGTATGCTTCCCGAACGCATCCACATACGTCATGGCAAGCTGTTCAGCCATGGAATACACCTTCCCGAATACCGGGTTTTCTCTCGGAAGCGCCAGTTGTTCCCCCCTTTTTATCTGCCCCACTAGGGTATGGGAGTGACTT